ATCCTTGTGGGGTAGCAAAAATGACTACATGGAAAGATATAAAGCTTGCAACATTACAAAAGATGTTCTCTTCAAACGGGACAACCATACAGGCAGATTCATCTACAGCTGAATATATCTATGCAATGCCGCAGGCTGCAAACGAAGCCTTACAGCTTCTTGCAACTGCAGGTAAGTTCATCGTAAAGACCTTAGAGATAGATGTTAAGCCTTACGCTAACCTTATAGGTGATACTGCAGGTTTTAAGGAATATTACATACAGGGAGAAGGCCATAACATGACATTTTCTGCAAAAGGGTGTCATAGCTTGTATCTTAAGGTCAGAGGTCATGCCAATGTATCTATATCCTATCCTTATATAGTACATGACGAAGAGACAGGCGAAGATGAAGTCCAGCTATATGAAGAAGTAATAGAAGTCAACAACAAAGAATATGCTTCTATTAAACGAATACTGGATAACCCTGATAACGATGTTGTTACGGTCGTTGTCGAAGCACTATTCCCCACAAACGTTAAAAATATAGCTCTATATGCTGAGAAATTTGAAGTAACCTATGATGAAAATGAAAATCCCGTATACAACAATGTGCCGGACTATGAGAGGTTCATCAAGTACCATATGAATAAACTTCTTGAAGACTTCTATCAGCTATACGAGATTTACTATGAAGGACCTGATAAGCCTTATTACCTGCAGGTATCAAGTTACTATCAGGAAGCTGATAAGACCCTTGTACTTCAAAGGAGTGAACCTGGTACATATACGGTATATTACAAAGCTTATCCATCACACATAACCTTGGATACACCAGATGATTATGAGCTGGCACTTGATCCTGAAGTTGCAACGCTATTACCCATGTACATGGCGTCACAGCTATATAAGGACGATGACAACTCTATTTCGACTGTTTATAGAAATGAATGGGAGGTGGCTTTTGAACGCCTATCCCAGAATAGCAACGCACCGCACAAAGAAGAGTTCACCTCAGAAAGTGGGTGGTAATATATGGCGCAGTTTTCGATACCTGCATCACCAACTATATATTCGTATGAATCCCAATCCTTTCTGGGCGCGGACTTCACATCAGACTCTACCAACGTAGATGATACCAAGTCACCTAACTGTCAGAACATGATCCGAAGTGTTCCGGGTAAGGTTCGTAAGAGAATGGGGTATAAGCTCTTTGGTGATTATCAGGAGCATATATACGGGGTTCATAAGTTCACAATAACAAATGCGCTTATAGTCCATGCCGGGGATAAGCTCTATAACCTTAATGCTATTCAGGGTTCAGAGTGGATAGATAACAGCTTCAATGAGATGGTGGAAGATACAAACGCTAACATCATGTTTCTTGACGGGAACATAGGAAATCAGCTTATCTATACCGGAATGGCTTCACACAGATCCGTAAGTTTTCAGCTTAATCAAAAGCTTGTAATACTTGATGGATCAAATATTTATATCTATGACGGGCAGGAAGTTAAGCCCCTTAGCACCACACTATCAAACGGGCAAAGCTATTCAGATATTGCATATGTACCGACTCTTACAATCTCAAAAGAGCCTCAAGGCGGCGGTACAGATTATGAGCCGCTTAATTTATTGCAGCCTGCATTTATCGAGCAGTTTGTTGTTACTCAGGACCACGCCACAGCTAAGACCTTCCAGATGAGTTTTAAAAACCTAAATTCGGTAGTAACTCTTGGCGGTGTAACATACTTTAGGCCGGAAGTATGGCTTCTTAATAGTCAGGGCGAATGGGTTCAGAAGACTTATGGCACAGATTTTACTTATAATGCCGCCAACGGAACCATAACATTTGCCACGGCCCCCGGAGTATCTCCATTAACCGGTGAAGATAATGTAAAGATTAAGGTATGGCGTAATGTTAGAGGATATGCAGACAGGATAAAGCACTGCCAGATAGGCGCAATGTTTGGGGTTAATGGTGCAAACGATAGACTTTTTGTATCTGGAAATCCCGATTACGGCGAAGGTCAAGACGGAGAACTATTCTCTTATATCAACTATGACTGGTTCTCACAGCAGTATGATCCTACATACTTCGGTGATACATGGTATGCAAAGCTTGGTTCAGATAGCTCGGCTATTATGGGCTATTCAATCATCAATAACTACCTTGCAGCGCACAAGGATAAGAATGAGCTTACCCAGTCAATCCTTATAAGAGAAGGTGATCTTAAGGATTCTGAGCCGTCATTCCCGCTTATCAATACACTGCAGGGATCCGGTGCTATATCAAAGTACTGCTTTTCATATCTTGCAACGGAGCCGGTATTTCTATCAAATCTTGGAATATATGCAGTTACGGCGCAGGATATTACAGGTGAAAAATACGCACAGGATAGAAGCTATTACCTTGAAGGAAAGCTTCTTAAAGAACCACATCTTGAAGAAGCCTTTGCGATCACCTGGAAAGATTATTACATCTTATGTGTTAATGATCATGTCTATGTGCTTGATGGTCTTCAGCCAATGCATACGGATAAATCAAGACCATATGCAACCAGGCAGTATGCAGGATTCTACTTCACTAATGTACCTGCATCCTGCATCTTTGAGTACAATGACGAACTGTACTTTGGTACGTCAGAGGGTAAGATTTACAAGTTCTACACGGATCCGGAAGCGCTGGAAAGCTACTCGGATGATGGACAGCCCATTAAAGCAGTATGGGAAACCGCGGACATATCGGAAAAGAAGTTCTATAAGAACAAGACTTACAGGTATGTAGCCCTTAGATGTATGCCGGAGATATACAGTTCAGTACTTATTGAGGCCCAGAAAAATGGTATCTGGCAGGATGTTAAGCATGATGAAGTTACGCTTAAGTACTTATCCTTTGCTAATATAACATTTTCGAAATTTACTTTTAGCTGCAACACTACGCAAAGAGTTACATCATCTAAAATGAGGATCAAAAAAGTTGATCATATACGCTTTAGGTTCTCGAATGAAGTTTTCAATGAGCCACTTGGTATCAATAACTTTGCCTGCGAGTTTACGCAGGGAACAAATAAAAAGTGAGGTGCAATATGGCATTCACAACAATCACAGAAGAGCAACAGGGCGAAATGGGTGTTACCGGTCTTGCGGATACACCATCATTTGACACACATGATATGCAGGCTAAATTCGATGAACTGGGAAATGCTGCAATTGACTGGATACAGACCTTTGTACAGGAGCTTGAAGCGTCTACGGCGCCCTTATCAATCGGATGTACGCCGCCAGCTGGTGTCACGGCAGCAGAAAACACGTTGCAAAGCGTACTTATAGCTATAGCAAGATATGCTGTCAATGCTAATGAAAAGGCACACAGCCATACAAACAAAGCCGTACTCGATGGTATATCAGAAACACTCAAAGGTAAGTATGATAACCTGGCTAACCTTATCGGTAATATAACAGCCTTTGATTCTGAAGCTCTTATACCATCAACCTTATCAATTCCATCATCACAGGCGGTAGCACTTTATGTACAGGCTTTTGACATTGCAGGTAAGCTTCTTACAAAGGCTTATCCCGTTGGATCTTGTTACATAGGCCCTTCAAGTCCGTCTACCTTCCTTGGCGGTACATGGACTGAAGTAACTGATACCGGATTATCTTCTGACTACACTGTATGGAAGCGTACAGCTTAAGGAGGTTAACATGTCCCAGAAAAAAATAGCAGACCTTACCGAAGTCCAGAGCGTAGACGAAAATCTATGTTATGTACCGGTAGATAACGGAAGCGCTACGGTTAAGATCAAGCTTAAAAATCTCGAAGAATCAGCCACAGAAAGTGCAGCAGCCTATGCGCAAGCAGCAGCCGCAAGTGCTACAAGTGCAAGCGGATATGCAGACGCGGCGGCATTATCAAGTGCAAGTGCTAGTACATATGCGACAAATGCAAGCGAAAGCGCACAAGACGCGGCGCTTTCAGCAGGTAGTGCTTCGGACTCAGCAGATGCGGCAGCAGTTTCAGCTTCAAGCGCTGCTCAATCAGCATCTAATGTTACAGCGATAGTTACAGATGTATCTCAGCAGGCAGCTTTAGCGCTTGCAAGTGCAAAAGAAGCTAAGTCATGGGCAGTTGGTGGTACCGATACAAGAGCAGGCGAAGATACAGATAATGCTAAGAACTATTCAATCCAGGCTGGTACAT